GTCGGTTCTAAAATAGTCATAATGACATTGATTAACGTATGCCGTTCGATAGTAACACAGCAAAAGAGGCAAGAGAGAAAGCAGCCCCAAGAGGTGAAAGCAAGCTAAAAAAGCTGTTTAAGGAATACGCTGACGCTGATGATGTCAAACAGTTATTTGAAGTACTAAGAAAGAAAGCAGTTGAAGAGGAAGATTTAGACGCCGCAAAGCTGCTTTTATCCTATCTAATCGGCAAGCCGAGGGAAACAGTTGATATGAACATTGAGGCGGGAGTTCAACTGATATTCAAGAAAGCCGATTACCCACAATATGACACAAAGTGAAATTCTATATACTGATGTATTTGAATGGAACAAGGAAGCGTATGAATCAGGAAAGTATCGGGTTATCTCAAATCAGGGTTCTACCCGATCCGGTAAAACCTATTCGTTAGCTCAATTATTAGCTCTTTACATACCGTACAAGGAAAAGGTAAGCATATCAATCGTTAGTCCTTCCCTTCCCCACCTGAAACGAGGTGCAAGGCGTGATTTTCTTCAGATAGTCGAAGAAGCCGGATTATACAACGATAATAACTTCAATAAAACCGATAATATCTACCACTACCCTAACGGGTCTTATGTGGAGTTTTTCGGAGCTGAAGAACCGGGGAAAGTAAGGGGCCCGGGTCGGGATATACTGTTTGTCAATGAGGCAAATCTGTTGCCGTTTACTGTTTACACTCAGTTAGCACTGAGGACAAAGCAGACGATCTTCTTAGACTTCAATCCGGTTGATGAGGCCAGTTGGGTGTATGATGTCAGCGATAAAGAAGGTAACCTGTTAATCCATTCGACCTATAAAAACAATCCATTCCTGCCAAAGGAACAGGTTGACGAAATAGAAAGCCTGAAAGATGCTGATGAGAATTTATGGAAGGTGTTTGGTTTAGGGTTAAGGGGTTCAAGTCAGGAAATCATCTACACACACTGGAAGCATGCTGAATTTCCGGCTGATTGTGAGGTTGTTTACGGGGTTGACTTTGGATATAACGTACCGTCAGCAGTGGTTAAGATAGGATTTAAAGAAGGTTGCTCTTATGTAAAAGAGGAACTATACGAAACCAAACTAACAACGGGTGATTTGATTGAAAGGATGAAGGGGTTGAATATTCAAAGGTCTGATGAGTTGTTTTGTGATAACGCAGAACCTAAGACCATTGAAGAGTTGAAGCGGGCAGGATTTAACGCTAAACCGGCAGAGAAGGATGTTTATGCAGGGATTCAGAAAGTAAAGTCAATGCCTCTATTTGTCAGCCCCGATAGTTCTAACCTGATAAAAGAGTTAAGGAGTTACAAATGGAAGTTAGACAAAGACGGTAAGATTCACCCTGACGAGGTTCCGGTAAAGTTCAATGACCATGCCTGCGATGCGATGCGATACGGTATATACACGAAATTAAACAGGCCACAGATGGCCGTGAGGGTTTGGTAAATGGGTTGGTTAAATAAGTTATTAGGGAAGAAACAAGAGAAAGCACTCCAGAGCGGGGTGTCTTACCAATTATACAACGGCCAATTTATCCAGCCTGCCGACAACAAGACTACCTACATAACCGAAGGTTACACCGTTAACGATCTAATTTACGCTATTGTTAATCTCATCACTGACAAGGTAAGGATAGCTCCCTGGGGTCAGTATAAGATCGTAGATGACGAAGCGGCTAAAAAGTACTTCGGGTTAATCCAGAGAAAAGAAATAAGCGGGGAAGATTACAAAAAAGCCTTACAATACAGGGAGAAAGCATTAAAGCCGGTTAACGATTCAAAGTTATCCGCACTACTTGAAAGTCCTAACGGGGTTGATACGTTTTCGGATTTAGTCGCTAACAGCTCAATATTTAAACTGCTTACAGGTGACCGGATGATTTGGGCTGAGTTACTGGATGGCGGGGCTAACATGGGTAAACCCCAGTCATTACACATTCTCCCTTCTGACTTGCTAACTATGAAAGTTACGGCTCAGTGGCCGTTTAAAGTTACAGGATACGAGTTGACAGAATGGGGGTTGATTAATGAGAGCAATATCCCGGTTCAATCCGTTTTGCATGACAAGTATTTTAATCCGGTGTACTCAGCGCAGGGTGATCACTTGTGGGGTTTATCTCCGTTAAAAGCTGCGTTACTCTTAACGACAAAAAGTAACGAAGCTAATAAGACAGAGGCGGCACAGTTCCAGAATCAGGGGCCGAAGAGGATAGTGTTTGTTAATGAAGATGCGGAAAAGGTTGATATAGCTACTGCCCAATTGCAGGCACAACAAATCAAAGCAGTATTAGGCGGCAAAGAATATTCCGGTGGTAATAATGCCGGTAAACTTGCTTACTCAGGTTATAGAATGGGTATTGTAGATGCTGGACTCTCCCCTGTTGATTTGGGAATAGTTGAAAGCGAGAAATGGAGTTTAAGAAGGTTTTGTAATGTTTACGGTGTGCCTTCTCAGTTGCTTAACGACCCAGACAACAAAACATTCAACAACCAAAAGGAGGGTGAAAAAGCCCTTACGATGCGTTGTGCTTTGCCACAGTTAAACTCATTCAGGGAACATCTGAATAGGAAGCTCAGAAACGATTGGGGGTACAAGGGACAGAATATCATTGTTGATTACGATTTATCGGTATTCACAGAGTTGCAGGATGACCTTCAGACTAAGTGGCAATGGGTAAAAGAGCTGCCGGTGTCATGGAGATATAAACTTGATTTGATGGGCATGGATTACGAGGAAGGACAGCCGGGACTGGACGAAGTAATGATCCCTTCCGGTTATCAGCCAATAGACGGATATAACGTAATTGATGAAACACTTGGACAGGCAAACGAGGAAACTAATATATAGAAAGTACCCTATGACTGAGAAAGAACGGCAAGGGTGCAGGCAGGAAATTGAGAGAATGAAGTTTATCAGGATGCAATACGCAAAACGGTTGAATGAACAAAAAGGAAATAGCCAGACGGAATGCAGTTTTACAAAGGAGGTATGAACTCAATTACTTCCCTAAAGTAAAAAAGGCACTGGATGGCACAATTAGTTCTTTGATAGCTGTTATACAGAATAATGGGTTAGATGCGGGTAGTAAGTACCTGAGTGAGAAAACGGACACGGGTACTCTTCCAGATGTGATTGAGGACTTATACCTGAAAGTAGGGTTAAGGTTTGCGAGGATGCAGCATAGTGAGTTTTTAAGGGAGAAAAGGCAAAGTAAAGGTTTCGGGTTTAACGAGGTGTGGATTGAGTTCATCAAAAATTACCTGTATAGGTTCTTACTTGACAAGATCACTTACGAAGTCGGGGAGTACACAAGGAAAGTATTATTAAAGACACTTGAAACTGCTTATAACGAAGGATGGGGAGTAGATGAAACGGTCAGAGCATTAAAAGAATTACCACTCAGCAGGACACAGGCCGCAAGGATAGTGAGGACAGAAACCACAAGGGCAAGTAATACAGGTACGATGGCTGCCGGTTCAACATTTGAATTTGAGCAACAGAAAGAATGGATTGCTGCAATGGATATGAGGACGAGGGGAACGGACCCGGAAGATCATGCAAACCACAGGAAGTTAGACGGAACGGTGATTGATTACGATGCGGCTTTTATTGATCCGAGAAATGGAGATAAACTGATGTTCCCAGGTGACCCGAAAGCAAGTGCAGCCAGTACGATAAACTGCCGGTGTACGATTGCTATAACAGCTAAAAGAGATGAAAACGGACGATTGATACCAAAGAAATAGTGAGTATGAAACAGTATAAAGATTTTAACAGCCAGATAAAAGACCTTGACGAAAAAGGTAGGGTGCTTGTTGCTGCTAACGCAATAGGTAATGTGGATAGTGATAACGACATATCAAAGGAAGGTTCTTTTGATAAAACATTGAGAGAGGGGTTTAAGCGGGTAAAATGGCTGCTTAATCACGGTGATATTTTGTTGGGTGTTCCCATTGAAGGAAAGCAGAACGGTAAGTATTTAGAGATGCTTGGCCAGTTGAATATGAAAAAACAGATCAGCCGTGATATTTACGAGGATTACAAGCTGTACGCAGAACACGGAAAGACGTTAGAGCATTCAATCGGGGTGAACGCTATCAAGTGGTCAATGAAGGAAGATGTGAGAGAGGTTACAGAATGGAAGCTGTGGGAATACTCCACTTTAACCCGTTGGGGTGCTAATGAAGATACTCCCATGTTGGGAATAAAAGAAGCAAAGTCAAATGAAGATGCTTTGCAGTTACTTGACCTTATGCTAAGAAAAGGCAAGTATTCAGATGAAAGGTTTAATCTAATCGAAAACAAAATAAAAGAACTGAAATCACTCATGCAGGAGCCGGTTATTACCACTCAAGAGAATGAGCCGAGCAGTAGAGATTGGAGCATAATAACAAAATTGGTTTAACGTAAAATTATTAACGATGAGTGAAAAGAAAGGATTTACCCCTGAAGAAATGGAAGCCCTGAAAGGTGCTTTGTCAGAGGTAGAGAGTAAAATGGGTACAAAGGCTGCCGACCAGATCAAAGGTCATCTGGAAGTAGCTGAAAAGAAGTTGGCTGAAAAGTACGAAGGTGAGCTTAGCGACCTGAAAAAGTTTAAGGTTGACGCTGAGAAAGCAATGGCCGAGAATCAAAAGTGGATTGATGAGCAAATCGCCAATGCTAAGAAACTGGAAGTAAAAACAGGCAATTCAATCACAAAGGCTTTTGAAGAGAACAAAGATAAACTTGCTGCTTACAGTAAGAACAGAACTCCTATTGCCTTTGAAATTAAGACCGTTGGGAATATCGGCGCAAACTCAAACCTAAGTGTTAGCGGTACACCTGCTTTCCAGCATGGTTCTGCTTTGTGGGAGCCTGGTCGTAAGGGTTACGAGGTAAGACATATCCGTGATCTGTGCCGTGTAGTACCTGCCCCTGTTGGACAGGATACATACGTTGTAAGGGATAATGGTGGTGAAGGTGCGCCAACAAGTGTGGGTGCCGGTGC